TCGTTAGCTGCTTGTATTACTCGTAGTACTTTCTCCTCTTCGTTGGGATGCACATCAATTACTATTGAGTCATGCACCGTGTTGACTACGCAACTGCGTAACTTGTTTGCTGTTAGTAGCTTATCTATGTATATCAGAGATATGGGTACAATGTCAGCCGTTGCAAACGATTGGACAGGATAATTTTTGATTTGTGTGAAATATGTCACACCCCCGAACCTTCGCCTTACTACATCAGGGAATGAAAACTCACGCCCAGATGGTGTAGTTATCTTGCCAGTGTTGAGTGCCTCTTTGGCTAGTGCCTTGTGCCACTCAGCTACACCGGAATACTTTGTCGTAAACTGTTGATAGTACGCCGCTTCTGCAGGACTACGACCAAACCCACTAGCCCCATACAACGGAGCGAAGGTGTGTGCCTTGGCATCTTGCCGTGATATAGGCTGACCTGCATCTGATATAACCTGTGCAGTGTAGCTGTGTACATCAAAGCCTGTAGTCACCTCGTCAATGGCAGTCATGTCCTGAGACAGGAAGGCAGCGACACGGAACTCAAGCTGTGCAAAGTCAGCTTCCATGATTTTCCCACCCTTCCATCGTGAGATGAATACCTTCTTGACAGGGAACGTACCACCACGTGGCATGTTCTGCATGTTAGGATCAGCGCCAGACAAACGGCCTGTCCCAGTGCGGTGCTGTAGTAGACGTACATGAAGCATACCGTCAGGCTTTACGTGTGTCGCAATGCCCTCAACAAAGCTGCTGAGATATGTCTCTACTGCCGACAACCTACGTACATTCTGTAGGAATAACTCAGCCTCACGCATACCCTTGGAACGTGCAATGCCCTCAAGGAATACAAGGTTGTCTTTGCCTGTGCCAAAACCATTGGCACTGATCCACTTAGAATTAGGTGGTACGAATTTTAAGCCAGCAACGCTACTAAGGTTATCACAAAAATTATATCCCACGCCACTGCAATTATTACATTTATTTGATCTAGCATATTGAGTCCCATCCTTTTTTTGTTTCCATGTTTGTCCAGTGCCATTACATGTACGGCATTGGTGTGCCTTCTGCTTGTACAACTTGTCGCTGTACTGACTGACGGTACGCTTGTACTCTGGGTCAGGCATACGTTCGTCAAACAAGTCTGCCCACATCTTCTTATCCTGTGGCTTGCGACTGTAGATAACCCAAGACAATTGCTCTGGGCTGTTGAGGTTGATTGGTCTGTCACCCATTAGGTCAGCCGCCTGTTCCTCAAGTGCCATGCTTAGTGCATTACGCTCATGCTCAAACTCAGTACGAACTTCCATCAGTGCGTTCATGTCAACCTTGAACCCACGCTGATAGATACGGGCAAGGTGTATACACAACTGATTAGTCAACTGTATCGTTGGTACTAAGGAACTGCATCCCTCGTATGATGTCTGCAAAACATTATACAATTGCTGAGTAGCGTGGAGATCATGTGATAGATACTCCGATAGTTCAGCATGAGGTATATCACGTGTGGAATATCCATCCTTAAAGTACTCCTTCAATGTGTCTTGCTTCTTAGTGTCCAATTCATAACGTTCTGCACACGCTTCAAGTGATAGCGGTTGCTTCTGTCCACGCTGCAGAACGTACTCACCCAACATGGTATCGAATACCTCACCGTCATATACAAACCCTGACTCCCATAGCCATAGCAAATCATGCGGTGCGTTGTGTGCAATAAGTAGAGAGGTAGCGTCTAATGCGTCTTGCACTATACGCCGCCCCTCTGTGGTAGGTTGTTGCTCTGAGTGATCGAAAGTTATAATATCTTCGTTTCCAAGATCATCTAGCATGCCTACCATAACCAATGTATTCTCTGGCTCAAACGGATCAAGGTGTAACTTACCATTGCGTTTGACCACTGTGTTCTCTACGTCTAGGGTTAAGTGTTTCATGTTGGTGTCGCTCCCCTTAGTCTGTCCATGTGTCCCATTCATCTAATACTGTGAAGTCGTTATCGTATATCTTGGCACGATTGTCAACCCCTTCGTTTTGTATTATCAAGTTATCTACATTTAAGTGATCTCTGAATTGTTCCATTGCTATGATGGCTTCGTCTATAGTAAGCGAGTTGTTTACCATTGCGTTGTACAAACGTATCTCTGCCGTTGATGTTGCTGTTGTCATTTAAATGTACCCCCTTCTTTGTACTGATCTTTTCCGTTCATCTTCCGTCATTGGTCTGATGTACGGTACTACTATACCTGTGTTCCATTTGTCTGCACGTTTCTGTGCATCTTCTTTAGTGTTAAACCATACGGTTGGATCATCTGGTGTAAAGGAATCCTTACCTGTGTCGTATACAAATTCACCTGTATCAATCTCAAACATTACTGCCCACATTTTATTTCTCCAATCTCAATGCAAACCACGATACGGGAAACAGTTCCTTCATACTGTCACAGATTTGATTTGCTACTAGCCTAGTTTCTAATTGTGTATCTCCTGTACATCTAAGATTGCACATATCTGCAAAGGCGTCAAGGCTACCTGACCAGTACCATTCAGTCATCATAGACTGTGGTAGTACCATACGTGCCTGTTCAGGACACACGCCTAGTCTCAATAAACCCTCATAGGAATTAAGACATTGATAGTATGGGTCTGTCTCATCTATACAACCATAGAACTCATTATTGCTGTATAGGATGTGCGTTGCTTCCTCTATAACACCATCGCTACCTTGCTTCTTATCTTCTGCCTTACCACGCCACGCATCAGGAACATAGAACTCAGGCTTAGTGTCTACATACCTACGGCTTATCTCATTCCAACGTAGGAACTTATGTTTAACCAACTGTCGTGCCACAAACACAGGTGCCTTGATGTGGAAGGATGCAAAGCAATGACCAAAGGGTGAGGTATGTTTATGCTTGGCTAGGTAGTTGATTAGCTTGGTGTCAGTATCATGTAGTACCTGACGGGTAACTCCATTGGCGGTTACACTACCCAACGACTCACTCTTCTTACCAAAGGATACACGGGCTGCATTAACTACCGACAGGTCAGTACCCATGTAGTCTATTAGTGTTGCATCAATCATCTGTAGTCTCCTTTAGTATTTCTATTGCCTCTACCTCTGTCAGTTTAAACCACTCACCGTTGTCATGCTTGTTCCAAGGGTGTGCCGTCTTGAGAGCCGCCAGTGTGTGTGCCTTACGTTCCGCTACGTTACGATCCTCAAAGTGTACTGAGTATACCAGCTTGTAGTCACGCATAGGTGAGCTTGTTTGGTAGCCACTGAGCCTGTCTTCTGCATCAAGTGCCTTACCTATCTTGACCCACTCAGGCCATGCGGCATTTACAATAGCGTACACATACCCTTCTTTGATTTTAGAGTAGTTGTTTAACGAACCAAAGGCTAGATCACCAAAGGATTTATAACGTCCCGGTTTGTACAAAGGATGCTCTCTTGATACGTACTTTCCATTTACATACATACGTCCTTTGTTAGTTATACCCATTTCCCTTTTGTGGCAATCTATGCATCTATAATTTTTACAGGCCAACTGTGAGGGGTACTGATTATAATTCGTTAATTCAACGCTACATAGTAGACAGCATCTAGTTTTAAGATCAAGTGTCTGTTGCCTCATGCTACGTACCTCGCAGTCTTATACTCAAGGTCTGTATGTACAATGCCGTGCCAGCCAGACAGTTTGTTCTTGACCACGTTGATGTGACGCTGAAGGTCTTCTTCTTCTTGTCCCTCAACGGTAGGGTTCTTAGAGATCATGAACATCAGGTCAGCTTCTGCCGCCTTACCTGTCCGACTACCTTCCATCATGGCTTGGTTGAGTACAACCTTACCCTCTGCCTCTGCCGATAGCTGAGACATATAGAATACGGCACACTCTTGTTGCTTGGCTATCTGCCTAGCTTGTATGGCGTTAGCCTTGAGTGCCTCATCAGGACGGGCGAAGCCAGCCATGCGTGAGAACTTGTCACCCATGTCTAGTATAACTATGTCAGGTTTGTATGACTTGCACACTGACTCAACCCAATTCATGTCACGGCCTGTAGCATCTTTGAACATAACGTTGTCACGTATCTTGTTGAAGATAGCCATTGCCTCAGACTTACGCTTGACGATCTCATGCTTGTCCATGCCAGTTGCCGCTGTGATGTAGCGGTGGGCAACACGGTGATAGCCTTCCTCATTACACAGTACGATTGTCTTAGCACCCTGCCATGCAAAACCACCCGGTGCAGCCACAAGGGATGCATGAAAGGATGTCTTACCTGTGTTAGGTCTAGCACCTACCTCAATCAAGTGACCAGCATTGATGCCCTCAACCTTACGTGTCAACGTAGGTATGTTGAATGTCCACTGTGACTCAAGGTCAGTCATGGCAAGGATAGTATCAAGGTCAATGTCTTCCCATTGTATCTTGAGGTTAGGGGTGAAGTCATCACCATACAACTCAAGCATCTGACGTAGTGGATCAAGGCTTGTCTTGCTACCATTAACGTAGTCAAATCCAAGGTTGGCAATGTCCTCGCCTATCACCTGTTGGAATAGCTTAGACAGTACGTCCTGTGCTATGTCACTACCCATCACAGCTTGCTTAGTAACTTGTACAAACAGTACACTGTATGCTTGGCGCTGGGCTGTAGTAAGTGTGGCGTTCTCTGCCATGAATAGTGCTTCTATCTCAGCAGGTGTGACAGTACGCTCATAACGATCCATAGCTGCATCAATAGCTTGCTTGATCTTACGCACATCCTTGCTGAACAAACGGTCAGGACAACGTGCGCCCTTGTGGTCATCGTAAAATTCTTTGTCCATAAGGCTACGGATAAGGGATAGTTCCATTGGTTATTCTCCTAGGGTTAAAAGGTTAGCCATGTCGGTTGGCTCTTGGTACTTGAGGTCATCGGTTAGTCGTAGCACCTTGACGTTATCAACGTAGCTACGTAATTCTTTTGCGAACTGCAGGGTCTTGGGTAGTGCGTCAGGGTCTAGTGCAATTATTGCCGTTGAGAACTGCGATAAGTATTCCTTGTGTCCAGTTGATAGTGATGTACCCAACACTGCGACCCCAACACATCCATCACTATCACCTACAACTGCGGCACTTATGCAGTCCTCAACAACTACAGCAGTTTTACCACGGCCTGATACGTATGGCAAGTAACTTTTTCCATAGCGTTTCCATTTAGGTATTCGTTTACCCAATGATCTACCCGTAGCATCTACTGTAACTCCATCATGCACAACAGGGAACACCACACGATGTTCCTTCACATCATACAATAGCCCTAGGTCTTGTGCATCAAGCTCCCACTCATTACAAAAGGAAGCAATCTTTTTGTAGTCTCTTACAAACCATTCAGGTTTAATAAATGTTGCAACGTGTGTCTCATCTGCAACAACATGAAGAAACTTTCGTATGTCATCCGCTGTCATTGATACGTTAGTACCACCTGACAACGAACAACTAGCCTTGTAACAATTCCATATAACAGAACCCATGTCATTGGTCACAGTAAATGTGTTCTTAGTATTACATAATGGACAAGTCATACGTCTTGTCTCACCACTTACTAGTGATAGATCACTTATAATACTATTTATATTCATATGTTATATCACTTTCTTTGTTACTCGTTAAGTACTCGATTGTACACGAACGTTTCTTTGTGTCAAGGCATTATTTGCAGCATCGTAAGTATGCTTCATGTATGGTTTCACAGAAGACACATTATTGTGGCCTGTCACTGACATTAGTTGCCCAATTGGTACACCTTTGTCAATCATCTGTGTCACCCCTGTCCTACGTAAGTCCATAAGTCGTAACTCTTCTGGCAACTTAGCCAGCCTCATTACCCTACGTCCTACCTTTGATAGACGTTCCATTGCATACGGTTGGTACTCACCCATCACTGACCTTGGATGTGGTGCTACGTATGGTTGGAACCCAAACTGTACCGACTGTTCAATCAGCATAGTCGTTAGCTCAGGGGAGATA